GACCAATAATTTGTACAAATCCATCACGCAAGCGTCGTATGCGGACAGTCGTTGCTGGAATATGGCCAACATAGCCAATCTCTCCAGCAGTTGTTCTACCTACTTCAATAAATCCATTACCTGTTGCCTGAAGGTCTGTGTAAACCTTCTCCATTGTTTTTGTAAAACTGTCATCATCATTTAAATTTTCTAGCCAGTCCCGTACTTGAATCTTGGCTCTTTCAATACGACTACGAGCACGGCTTACCGCACCTGCATCGTCGTTCATTTCAAACCTTAATAGCGTTCTATCTGAAATATCAAAGCGATATCCAAGACCAACAATGTTTTCTACTTTAGCGTCAATAGCAGCATGGTTAGCAAATGATGTGTCATAGAAGTTGGCTAACTCATACATGTTATATGGAGGAGTAATTACGTCAAATAGTCCGTAACCATTTCTATATACCGTGCCAGGATTGATTTGTTTGGATCCCGCATTTACTCCAGAAGGTGTTGCGTTTGCTGCGTCTAAGTATGTTTCATTAAATTCTGGTGCGGCATATTTTGTTAAATTACGAGTTGTTCTGCGACGAAAGTTTTGGTCAAGCCCAACATAATCTTTTAAAGCATCCCAAGTTCTATTAAAGGGATCATGTGATTTAAAGATGTTGTCTTCTTTTTCTTCTGTATTAAGACTTGCACGGATATACTGTTCTTCACTCATCTATAGCCCCTCTTCCATGTTTTTCTAATGTCTGTTGTGCTGCATGCCAAGCGCCTAAGTCATTCATTGAAGGGATCAAGCCTTCTCTCATTCTTGCTTTTTGTTCAGAATACTCTTCTTCACTAACCTGAGTCAACCCTGGAACAAATACCGCTTTGCCAAGTCCATCATCTCCATTGTGTATTGCAACCTTTTTTAATTCTGCAATTTTTGTAAGATCTCCACGGTCGGACGGTATGTTTAAAACTGAGCCTTCGTCGTCTGTAAACCATTTACCAGTAGATGTCTTATATACGTAAAGACCCCAGTCATAATGCTTATCTATTACCTGACGGCGTACATTTTTAACATAAGGTTTACCAGTTTTTGGATTAATTAGGGATTCCATAACCATAAGTATATCAGACTATACTGGTGTGGAGACGTTGGTTGACCACTCTGTGCTTGCATATATATTTAATTTTTCAGGCTGGTAGACCAGACCTTCTCCGTCATCAACAATTATTTTATTTGTGCCTATGTATGTCTTATAAATATCGGACGGGTTAATTCCATAGAACTCTGATGATCCTATTACTAACATGCCATCCCAGGTAAAGTTACTAAGCCAAAATTGCCAATCATTTGTTGTGATACCGTCTGTTAATACCTGAAACCAAGTTCTTAGTGTTCTGCTTTCAACCTCTTGTAGGCTGTTTGCCTGATAGTATGCAATGTTATTAAATAGTATTGGTCCCGTCAAATTAATGCTTCCAAGATATGAATTATAGACAAGAGAGGCTAAAAATGCTATTCCTATTGAGGACCATTCTTTGAGAGATAGGACTGGTTCTCTTACTAGACTACCATTTAAATAAAATCCAACACCATTATAGGGAACACCGTTTTGATTCAAAACAAATATCCTGCCCCTGTCTAGGTCAGCGCTGTTTGCCTGTAGGTAAAATTTTAGGGTTCCACCTTTATGGTTAATTTCAAAAATTTCTGTTGCTGTTGCTGGAAATGCGTCTTGATCATATCTTAGCCACAATTGCATGGCGCTTACTTTGTAGTCTGTTGCCAATTCTTTGTTAATTGGAAGATTTAATCCACGATTTTCTAAAATATTTATTTCACCACGCACTTCAATTCCAGATGTTTTTGTTAAGTACAAGTAAGGGGTACTTTCTTTATATATACTAAATGCATTCTTAGACTTGTAGTCAAAGTAAATACCATTCTTTTTATATGGAAATAGATCTACTCCAAATCTTGTTCCTACTGGATTAAACGAGTTATCGTTAAGTGCTTGAGAGGCTAATTGCAACTTGTTTAATAAAATTGGCTTAGTTAAAACTCCACGGCTGTTAAATTCAAGACTATAGACAATTGCAATTCTATTAAAGTCTATGGTTTTAATTGGGTAAATCAATGTATTATTTAAAATTTCAAATTTTGTTGTTTCCCAGTCTTCATAGTCATTTAAATCAAGCACCTTATATTCATCTGGTGGCTCTTCATTGGCAAAAGAAGTAGGAATGTTTGCACCATCTGCCACATACTGAAATGTTACATAACTTTTTATTTGTGCACCATCTGTATTGTAATACGAAGAAGATGTTCCAGACTCTTGCTGTAGAGTGGTTGTTGTTGGATACCCTAAGTTAAACTGTAAAAAGTCTATTTCATAAAACTCTTCATCGCTGCTATTTTTTACAAATTGAGCAAAGTAAGAAAGGGGTAGATAATCTTGCCAATATCCTGCGACACCTATGTCTAAGAAATATTGTTCATATGCCTCTGATGGAAGAATTGTATAACTGGCTGTGTGATCAATTAGTTGTTGTCCTTTGTCTAATTCAATAAATCCATTTGCGTCAACATAAGTTGTTATTTTTGTAGAATTTAAGGTTGTTCCTAGCCCAACAGAATAAAGTCTTCCTGTAAAGGTGTAGTCTCCAGAATCATCTCCACATACATACATTTTTAATGAACTTTGATTTCCAAAAAAAGAACTTACATTGCTGCCAAATTTTTCTGATAATGTTTTTATATTAAATCCAACTGCAAAAAGGCTATTAGTAGTTATTGCGCTAGAAGTAAATAACAGTTGGGTGGTTCCATTATAGGTTAAAGAGTATTTAATTAGATTACCGTCTTTAAGAATTGTAAAATAGTTACTGTTTAGTGGATTGTAAATTTTAAATAATATCTCATCTGATGCTAGGTTGTGAGAACTAAATACTCCGTAACAACTCTCAACTTCACTTGATAACAAATTAAATCTTGAAAAATTAATATACGATTCAATAGAGTTCCAAGTATTGTTAGGCTTAAAAGACAAAAACTTATCGCTAATAACAGGGCCAGACTCATTATCTTGTACGTCTTTGTTATCATCATATAGTTCTTGTAATGTTTTAGTGCCCAAAAATATTTCTGGTAAAGCATACTCAGGTGTTCTTAAATTTGTTTGACTAGTTGCTAGGTTATCAAAACTTCCTTGGTCCCAACCAGCAAAATCTGGATAGTTGTAGTTAGCGGTGTAATTTGCAAATGGATAATCTATAAAAGCAGTTGTTCCTCCATATGATGAGTTTATTCCTTCTGCAGAAACAACTCCTTGTCCATAAACCCACCTGCGCTTTGCAACTGTAACTGGAACTTGATAAGAATATATAGCAACACAATCAATTTCAAAAGGATAAACGGTATTACTTGCATAGAATCCTACCCAATCTTGATCATCTCCGCTATTATCAAGTTCTGCTGGAAGGATTAGATTGACAGTATCCAAAGATAATGATAAAACTTCTTCACCATTAACCAATAGAGATGCAGAATCTTTAATTAAGCGAATATGGATAAGCATTGGTCTAAACCACTCACCAACGAAGTGTGATGAAAATTGATCGCCAATAACCAATGTTAAAAATCCATCCTCAACATACAGGCCATCTTCAGATGCTATTGGTCCAAATATTTTAAATGGTGTAGATGTGTTTACTGCTATTCTTGCCCAGAACTCAATTGTGTAATCGTTATACTGTCCTTTTTTATTTAAAAATCCTTTACCTGGAAGAATTAAAGATGCGTCAGTATTTGGTTCTAATCTTGTTACTCCACTTGCGCCATAAACCAAAGGAATACCCGCATTCTTACATCTTAAACCACCTTCAGTAATATAGTATCCAGAGTCTTCTGCAACTCCGTATGCCTGTGCCTCTACTGCATCATATCCGCCATAAATACTTATGCTTGATGGGACTGTGGTTTCTGTTATTCCATTTAGAGAGTATGTATTAAATTCTTCATTCCATTGCCCGAAAGTAATACCATTTATATAAAACTCATTTTCTGCTGATGTTCCTGAACCTTCAAAAATTTTAATTTTAACAACAATTCGTAACTGTGCAGAAACATTTGGAATTTCAAAAGTCTCAGAAATAAAACCCCATTTTTGATAAAGTGTACTAGTAAAGGTTTTTAAATTTTGAACTATGGTTGATGTGGCTGGATTTGTATATTCATAACCTATAGAAACACTTTGCAAATAAACGCTATTTGAGTAAAAATATGATCCAATATTAAATGTTCCAAGATCTGCAAGAGTATTAATATTAAGGATATTGGGGCTAATCACTGATGCTTCAAGTGTTTCTGTTACTGGAACGTTAACTCTAACTCTTGATAAATGACTATCTACAAATGGCTCATTTAA